CTTACCGGCCATGAGTTCCTCTAGGGTAGGCCGTCGAGTTCTGAGCGTAGCCGACACTACGTGTAAGGATACCCCATCGTACAGTGCGGCCAGAGTAGCTGACACTACTTGTAACTGATGTACACGCGGTGAACCTAGCAACGAGCAGTAAATAACTAGTTATTATGAACCAAAACAGTGACTCATCAAAGGAGATTCCAACTCCTAAGTACCTGATCCTCGATCGAGACGTCGATCTAGCTCCAACAGACCTGGTCCCTGAAGGAAGACTGATCGACCGTCTATACGGATTATTCAATGGGGATGCCCCAGGCACATTGGAGTTTAACACGAATCAGATCTCCGCGCTCATCCACCTCGCCCCCGAGATGCCTGTTCAACCGCAACTTATAGTCACGGATGGTTTGAAGATGATACCGGGAGTGAAACTTCTGATGGACGCTTTCCCTTCCATCCCTCCAGATACCGCTGAAAATCAGATGAAGGACATGGTCCATGAACAGATGCAGGCTGCTCAAGGACCCGCACAGGAGTTCGAACGCCTCATGCGCGAATCAAAACTGGCGATGGCCCCTAAGGCAGAGAAACCCACAGTGGTTGGGAATGATGACCCTGATGAGACCGTATGAAAGAAATCATTCTTACAGAAGGTCAAGTCTGGAAGACGTATGAATTCGACCCTTCCTTAATTGTGAGGGAGGCGCGCGCTAGTCAGATGAAGTACGCCATTAACACAAAACCCGTCCACCTATATCCTGACTTTCCGGGTAGCGAGAGCTTCATATGGTCAAATGACCCACGGGTTGCTAACTATAAGGTGCGTGTTGCCGAGGAGGCAGACACGAAATGTCCCGCAGATATCGATGAAGAGGGTTACGCTAGTCGGAATGGTGTGATCGGTAACTTCCATGCCTGCTGTACCGACAACGAAATCTGGCCCCGAACCATTCCTCCTCTTCCTGACAACTCTGCAGCGCGTGCTGAATTGAAGCTCCGAAGTAAGTGGAAAACACCACGGCACAAGCTTATATTCGAGAAGTTAGCACGGCTGATGACAGCGCGATGGATACCCGGGAATATCCGAATTGCGCGATACTCATCAAGTGGCCCACCGCATATGACCATTAATGCGGAGGAGAAGAAGAACAACTTTCTTCCACTCTTGGCGAATATCGAACGTGTCCTAACACTTATCGGGAAACGCGACCTTTTGGGTTTATTCCACGAATTCGCGGTCCTGATTGCGTTTCGGGTGGGTGCACGGAGGCAGGCAGATAAATGGGACTTGATAGATGGACACTGGCGCGTCAAACCTAGACTCGTCCCTGACATCGAGTACGCCCTAAGCAACGGGAAGAAGGGAAGCATCCATCCAGCCGAGAATACCTGCCTTCGGGACATGCGACTTGCACTCTCTAGGGTGCGCACCTTCTACGGCATGACGAATCTCGTGAACCTACTCATCGCGGTCTTTTTCGATGGTTTTCGAAATGGCGTCTTCACTGAGTATGCGGCCACATTCAAGCAACATGGTCCACCTGACATTGAGGCAAAGTTGAACAAGTGGCGACACCACGTATCTATCGACGTGTCTAACCACGACTTCCTCATACCTAGATTCATCGCAGACGTGCTGTTCGACCGGTTACGAGAAGTGCTCGATCCCCGCGTAGTGGATCTGATCATCCTCGCGTGGCAGGCGCCCATCTTCACACCCTGGCCTGATACCACCGTCCAGCATCCGCCCTTTTGGATTGGTCACCCTCTG